CTGTGTCGCACATGAAATGGCGACACGATGTTGCACCAGCGCCACTCTCGACATAAAAACTGTCGAGAGACGGGTTGAACACGAGGGGTTGTCGTTTTTGGCGATTACCCTGGCGGACTATGGGAAGGTCATCGAAAAATGGCTTGACCATGGTCTCGTCGTCCCTTCAGATCAGACATCTTTTAAGATGTCTGGTCCTATTGGTCTCCCTGCATTTCTGCAAGGTTTCCTTGGACGTGTGTTCGACCCTAGTAGTGGCGTGCTGTTGGAGAATCCGGATATCGAAGCAATCTATGCTTTGCGTCAACTAACGTTGATGTTTAGCAAGATCGGTCCTCCCAGCTCTACCAGAAATGGTGGAGCTACCCGTGTTGTTACGCGGGATAGGGAGAGACTGGCGATGTCCGAATTCCTTCAATGTGAGAAGGAGGTCAAGGAATCTGACACTTACCTGGATCCTGTCTATCTTGACAGGTTTAGGCGGATGTCTGATTTGCTATTCGGGGAGATGTTTGGGAAGCTTGAAGAAATTCTCGCTTTCCATCGCCTCATTCCGAAGCATGGCCCAGGCGCTGTCGCGGATCGTCTTAGCAGTAATGCTAAGTACGATTCGCGAACCTGGACCACCAGGCTTCAGTCCGTTTTCCGGGCTGAAGACTACCTTGTAGCTAATCGGAACGTCAGTTCCGATTCTTGCGAGTACACATTTTCTGTGTCCGCAACGATGTGCTGTTACCAGTCATCGGCTACAACGTTTGACCTCCTCGAACCCGGCGCAGAGATACCCGTTAGGGTTATCGCTGTGCCTAAGACGCTCAAGTCACCCCGAATTATTGCTATCGAGCCTACCTGTATGCAATATATGCAGCAGGCGCTCTTTGGCATTCTTCGTGATGGAATTGAGAGGTTTTACCCCCTCTCATCCATGATCGGAATTGAGGATCAGGAACCTAATAGGAACCTGGCCCGTGAAGGATCCCTCAGCGGGGACCTTGCCACACTTGATCTAAGTGAGGCTTCCGATCGTGTCTCGAATGAGCACGTACTCGCCCTGTTTTCCGGACATCCTCTTTTGCTTGAGGCTGTCCAGGTAACTCGGTCGAGGAAGGCTGATGTTCCTGGCCACGGAGTTATCCGTTTGGCCAAGTTCGCGTCTATGGGTTCAGCTCTTTGTTTCCCGGTGGAAGCCATGGTCTTTTTGACCTTGATCTTCCTAGGGATAAACGAAGAGCTCAGCACTCCGCTTTGCAGCGAAGGGGATATTAATTCCTTCGCTGACAGGGTGCGCGTCTTTGGAGACGATTTGATCGTCCCCAGAGACTATGTGCTGTCCGTTGTCGACACACTAAGTACTTTCGGGTACAAAGTGAATGCCGGCAAGTCTTTCTGGACCGGAAGGTTCAGAGAGTCTTGCGGACGGGAGTATTATGACGGCCTTGACGTTTCTATTGTCAAGGTTCGTAATGTGCTCCCGACACAACGGCAGGATGCGACGGGTGTACTTTCGGCAGTATCTCTCAGAAACCAGCTCTATTGGGCTGGTCAATGGAAGGCTGCTGCATGGTTGGATAACTACCTCGGAAAGTTGCTAAAGCACTTTCCGAACGTAGCACCAACCTCACCCGTGCTGGGCAGGGAATCGGCCTTAGGATATGAATTCCAAAGGCTCGATCCGTACGTGCACAGCCCCTTGGTAAAGGGCTATTACGTGTACGCCAAACCTCCTCCGGATGTTTTGGAGGGGGATGGTGCCCTGCTCAAGTGTCTCTTGAGGAATACCCCTCGACCCTGGGATAAAATCCTAGAGCCAGAGGAAAAACCTCAGTTCGACGTTGCGAGCGTCGATGATGAGCACTTGGAGCGTTCTGGACGCCCCGAGCACGTCAACATCAAGCTCGGGTGGAGGTCGCCCTTCTGAGGGCGATTCGGTGGTGTAGAACCCACCGCGGGAGATGAAAGTTATCTACCGATCCTCCAGGGACCTACTGTTAGGAAGGTCCCAGAGGGGTTGCCCGGTTCGATAGTTTGAACCGGGATCAGGTCGCTTG